AGTGTTAATAAGCCCAGCATCATGGGCCATCTTAACTGACAAGCTGACATCATGGTTATTGTCGCCAATTTCGTTAACCATCAACTTGCCTTCTGTCGAGTCATACGTTTTCAGATAACTTCTCGAATCGCTTAGTCTATATAGACCCAAGAATCCAAAAAAGTTAAACATAAGACTGTCCATTAGGCGCTCTTTGTCAGAAGAAAGAGCGCTCTTGCCAGTAGCGTCGGTGTATAGGCTATTTTCTTGTAGTTGCTTGATGAAGTCTTCAAATTTCATAACTTTGTGCCTCAATATTCCTGTGAGATAATCTATTTATCAATAAAAAAGGGTCTTACGACCCTTTTTGAAGGATTTACTCCCCCTCTAGCAATTTTGCATACATTGCCAAATCATCGTCATCAGATGCGCTTGGAGCGGGTTTGCTAGGACGCTTCGGCTGCTCAACTTCGAATGGCGGGTCTTCTTCATCATCATGACTCGCTGCTCGAGCTGATGGCGAATTATTTGCTTGACCAGACGATGCAGCCCCAGTAACAGAATCGAATTTCTTCTTGAGCTCTTCATAAGGCTTGAATTGCGATTCTGCGACAAGCGATTTCAGAGACTTTTCAGTCTTCCATAGCGCTTCGAGCGCAGCATCATCTCCATCAAAAAGAACCGACGGCGCTTCAAATTCACTCTTATCATAATTCCTAAACCCTTCAACATTTCGAATTTTCAGTTTGAAATTCGCGCCTTCCCAAAAGTCGAACGGATTAAATGGAGTCTCGTCTTCAAACTCGGGCTGAATAGCGCCCATGATTTTCGAGAAGATCTTTTGCCCATAGCGGAACAGAAACACTTTCCCTTCATTTTCAGGGTGCTTAGGATCAGAAATAACCAAGATGTTTGAGATGTAACTCAGCTGACGTTTGCGCTTACGAACTGTATCTTGATTCGATTGAATGCCAGTTTCCCACAGTTCATTATTGGCCTCGCACACTGGACATTGACCGCCGATAGTTGTCGGGCAGTTTTCAATATACCACCGAGTGCCAACTTTGAAGCCATGGTTGTATAGCTTCACATAGGGCATATCTTCCCCATCAGGGGCTGGCAGAAAACGAATAATGGCATATCCGTTGCCAGCTTTGTCGACTTCAGGCTGCCAAAAGCCCTCATTGGAATTGCCTCCGCCCCCGCTCTTGTCGGTTTTCATTTTTTCCGCGAGAGCGGCGAAGCTGTTTTTGCTAGATTTTTTCAAAGATGCAAAGCTCATATAGTTCCTTTCAGAAGTTATTGCCCGTGCGCACTTACGCTAGGTTGGGCTACGAGTTGTTTGAGAATTGGCTTTACTTGATCTATTCTTTCGATTTCGAGCAAGTGATTGTATTTATGGAGACGCAATCGCTCCTCTTCCCATAGCGGGTCAGGTGTCACTTGTTTCGTGAATCCAAAGAACTTATCAAATAAAGCAAGAGTCTCATCGCTTACGCCACCATTTATTTGATGACGAATTTTCATTATAAGGGGTTTTTGGTCATCTGTCAACAGAATTTTCTTAAAAGATATGTTACGCTCTGACATGAAATCCAAAATGTTTTCAACATCATTTCGAAATGTATAGATTAACGCCCCTCTTTTTGTCATTCTAATTCTATGATCGTCTAATAGATTTTCATCGAACATATCCCCAATCCAAAGACGTTTGTTTTTTAGAAAGCAACTAATAAAGAACTCTACTCTCTCTCGTCTCTTTGGAAACGTGTTATACATCTTATCGAAATAATGTTTATCTACGCGTTTCAATAATGCAGCCTCGCTCAAATGATAATCATAGTTAGACTGCCAATAGAATTTCCATTCTTTGAAATGTGTTTTCAATCCCACATATTCTTTGAATACGCGGAAGCCATTACTAGTCATGCAATTTCAAATAGGCAATTTATTAACTTTTTTCACATATGATTGTCTCACTTTTCGATTTTCAATCGCAACACATTTTAGTTGTTCCAGCAAATTTTTGTCAACCGTTTTAACGAAATCAACCGCATCCATATCATGCTCTTCACAAAATACTGAAGTAGCTTCAACTATATCAATATCTTGCTCGCGAGATATTTCTTGAATGCGCAAAAACACTTTCTCACTATAACTCATCAAGCCTCCTTTAAGGTATAAAACCTATGACCACCGATTTTTGCAACGAATTTGAGATTCTTGTTGTTGAACCCATATACGCTAAAGTATAGCGCATTCTCGAGATTTTTCAAATTCCTGGGTGCATTGCGATTAATATGATACGAAGTATACATATTTTCTGCTATGCCGCGGATTTCATAGAATAGAGAAAAATCTGTAATTTTCACCCCTTTGTCTCGCGTCCATGAATACTGTCCCTTCTCATAGACAACGCGACAAATAGAATTGGGGAATTTTGAGCTGTTTGCTCTGTTTATAGTGACCATAGCGACGGCTTTTTTACCCATTTCCGATTCACCTCTCGCTTCATGGTAAATGGCCCTAGCTAAGCAATCTATTTCTTTTTCTCTGTCACTTACTTTGGCTGGAAATGCAGGAATTGTCACGAGTATCATAATAACGCCTAACAGCGCTGATAGCTTCTTTAACATAATTTCGAGTCTCCCTTTTGAATACTTGCGGAAACCCTTCATCGGAGCCAATCAATACAACAATTTGCTTACATTCAATGTCAAGCAATTCATATAGCATTAATGCGTAAAGAGTGCATTGCAGAAAATAATCATTGATATTCTCTGCTCGTTTTTCTCGACGACTTGATTTGAAGTCGATTATGCTCACCCTTCCTTCATAGACACCAATACAATCCGTCCGCCCTGCTATTCGCAAACGATCGGACCATAAAGGCAGCTCCAATGAGAGGGGTGTAACCTTCCTTAGATAGATCAGTAGTGACCTATACAGATTCCAACCACTCGTCCCACGATCCTCTTCCCTTAGCTTGCCAAGGAAATGGCGCTCAATTATATCGTGCATGCTAGTGCCTCTAGCAGCAGCATCACGAGTGATCTTATCGGCTACGTCTGCGCCTACTGCTTTTCTCCATTCTTCTAACCAAGACTTATCAGAAACAGCAGACAATACGGTAGTAACTGAAACATACTCTTTACCGTCAGGCGTCGTGTATATGCGACCAACACCCGACTCAATTCTGTCACTAACCGCTTTCGCGCGAGTCTCGAATTCTTTCAAACGAGACTCGTACATAGATATATTTATCATAACAAATAATTACCATTTCATTCTAATATTAATAAGTGGTGAAATCTGATCCTGGATTCGATTTCTTCAAAGTTTGCAAGAAATTTCTCCAATCTGACGGAGGCTTAATTCGCCCCAACTGATCGGGTGCCATGAACTCGATATGCGGCGCAACGAGCAATTTAACCTCTCCGATTTTGCCACATGATGGGCATGGCTCTTCTTCTGGCACTCGTCTGTCGTCAATTTTTCTCAAAGATGTGAATTGATGATTGCATGAACTGCAACCGTAGTCATAAATTGGCATATGTATATCCTATCAGAATCCACCGCGTTCAAGAATCTTTTTCATTCTGTTCTTGACGAGGTAATTGAATGTGTTTTCCCCATTGGTTTTTGCTGAATGGTATGCGGCAGAAATAGCATCTACTACTTCTTTCGGGATCATTCTCAAGTCAATGAGAGTTCTGTTTCTCCGAAATTTCTCGAGTTCTTCCAAACTAGTGCAAAACCCTTCAGGATTGTCCAATCCATATTTGCTCCATTCTTCAATGCTCTTCGAACGAATGGGCTTACTTCTTTTATCCTCGCAAAGGAAAACATCATCATCGCTGAAAATGTTCGGTATGCCGTCCCCAGGATCCCCTTTCACGACATGCTCAAAAAGACTATATGAGTTATGTTTCACGTCGAGAAATTTTTTGTGGTAAGGGGAGTATTGCTTCACCCGAGACGCGATGTTGACGGGGATCTGCAAAAAATCCTTATCAGAGCTCACAATAACAACATCGCGTTGGTTTCCAAAGATTGTGCACAGAACCGTTATGACATCATCTGCTTCTGCGCCTTCCACCTCCACCACTTTGTAAGGCAAGTTCTCTGAAAACTCCTTTTTGATCTCATTGAATGACACATGAAATGTGTCCCAATCGAATTTGCTTTTGGCTTGGTCTTTCTTCCGATTTTGTTTATAGTTCGGAAATACATTCTTTCGCCAATACTTTCGACCATCAAGACAAAGGACAATCTCATCGGAGTAACTCGTCAATTTGTCTTTGAGATTCAGTATATTATTGAGCGCTATATGGCGCAACAAAGGAGTATCAATAGTATCTTTAGTTTGGGAATGATACTCGATTGCCGCGCCGATTACAATCTGTGAAAAATCAAATAAAATCATTTACTTCTTACCACGAAAACGTTCAATTCCTGCATACATATCATCATCGTCATAAAATTCATCTTCTAGCAGTTGTCGAGGGTCCATATTTTTGAATTTCTGTTCATAATGAACTCGTTTTTCACGATTTTTGATATAACGAGTGTCGACTTGTTCCTCATCATATTCATCGCGACGCTTTGCCATTATTCCATTCTCCGTATTAAGTTGAGTTGATGATTTAAGTTAATTGCACCTGTAGCAGGCGCCATTGAAGCAAACGATATTGGCATGACAAGCACGACCAGTACCGTAGTAGCCGTCAGGTGCTATTGGCTGTTCAATATACACTGCTGGCGGCTGAACCTGAACACGTTCGATATAAACTGTTTGAGGCTGCACGTAAACGGGCTGAGGCTGCACGTAAACGGGCTGCGCTGACACAACGGGCGTAACAACATTAACAGAAACAGGATATGCGCTACTCGAAAAACTGATCGCTCCGTGTCGACCCCACACGCCGACGCTAAGCTGCTGCGCGTTCGCTTGACTCAGCGGATAAGAGGCGAGCAATAGCGCGATGGTCAACCCTGTAGCTTTGATCGTCTTTTGAAACAAATTTTTCATCTTTCATCCTTTCAACTGCTATGATGTACTCTCGAACTAGATCCGACCTCACAATGTCTTCCTGACCCATTTCCACCATTGTAAAGTACTTCGGCAATTTTGTCAAGACTTTTTTTATGGTGCCGAACCCGCTCTCCTGCCGACCGAGGTCGCACTGGCGGATGTCGCCGCAGAACATGACCCGCGTATTCTCGCCCACGCGGGTTATGATGGTGTTCAGCTCTTCGAAGCTCATGTTCTGAAACTCATCGACAAGCAAAAATGTATCGTCATACGTCATGCCGCGCTGAAAACTCGAGCTCTCGAAAACGATTGTATTCTTTTTCTTCATGATGCCATACGCATCACCTCTGCCTATGATCGAATTGAAGATTGCTTCGTAAGGCTTTTCATATACAGCCATCTTCTCGGCTTCAGTTCCAGGAAGAAATCCGATGTCTCTGCCAGAAACCGAACTTCTTATGATTCGAATTTGTTTTACTTCTCTGGACTCAAGTGATTCTAATGCAAACGAGCAAGCGATATAAGTTTTTCCTGTTCCTGGGAATCCATAAAGGAATAGGTTCTTACCTTTATTAAATTCATCATATGCGATTCTTTGATTTTCTGTGAGAGGCTTAAATGACTTGAAATTTGAAACGAGGTCATTCGGTTGAATGGGATGACGGGTTCTTGCTTTGGATTGTTGTTTTTTTGTCATTGAGTCGCTTTCCGTTTAAACGAACCAATCCCTTTACTTGCTGCTATTGCCTAACAATTTCATAATTAATCCAGCCTTGCTTGCATGAAATATCGTCTCGACTAGCTTTGTCGCCTTTGATGATAATATTAGTTTCACCAGCTTTAACGCAACGGAAATTTAGTTCGCCTTTGATGAAGGATTTTTTGTCTAAGTTAAATTGATAATAACTCTTTGCGCTAACTATACTAATAATATCATCTTTGCTATCCTCCGTTAATGCTTCTGATAGTTTCTTATTAAAGAAACTGCTTAAACTATATGGCATTTTATCGAGACGAGGATCCTTCTCTTTCTTCATAATGTCCATAACCTTGCCGCACACTGCCAATTGTTCAGGAGAAGTCTTACCTGACTTTATCACATCAATAATCTTTTCAGGGTCTTTTATTTTCATTCCGAGTAGATAATTGACGCCCCACTCATAAACAATTTTCTTTGCATTTTTTTCTGGAGCGATGGACCCCTTCTTGCAAATAGTCGCAAGATCTTTTAGAGTATTGTTTTTTAGCGAATTTATTCGCTTGATTGCGCCTGGAACAACGTTGGCGAATAGACTGGCGGCGGCGCCTTTGTCGAATTTGCTCGAAATAGCATATGTATTCCCGTCCGACATATCGACGATTGAGTCAACGCCGCTGAAGCTAGGATCGTCAGGGATATAGAAATAATTAGCCTTGCCTTTGCTGAAAGGGACGCTACCAGACAAATGTTTTGTTTGCACGCCTTTCAAAAGAACCCAGCCGCTTAGCAATTCGCCGACATATACGCCTAGCTTATTCAGCAAGCTCTCGGGTTCTACGACGCCCCAAGTAAAAGAACCGCTTTCGAAGAAATCTGAAAATGTCTCAGCTATACTGTCGCCTAATAGGCTATCTTTCTTGCAACCAGCGATAATACTTTTCTCAATTTCTGAGAAATCGCTGAAAACATAGCATTCGACAGATTCACCATTGTAATTTATTTTCGTTTTCTTGGCGCCAACCGTAAAGGTTCGCGCATCCATCTGGTTAACTGTCTTGCCGTTGATAACCTCTTTCGCGATAATTGTGATGTCGCCAATAACAACGCCACCCTTACTGGATTTCGCAGTGCTCTTCAGACGATTGGCTTGAACATATTCGCCGCCGACCAGAGGAGCAATTACATCGCGAAGAATCTCTTTGCGATCTTCGCCTTTCGATGTTTCGACGATAATTACTTTGTTGCTCTTTTTGCTAACCGAGCTTTCGTAATTCGCAAGCTTCTTTATTTTATCTTGTATGTCTTTTACAGAATAATCAGCCACGTCATCCCCTGCGTAATCTGCTAATCTCTAGCTTAGCTGCTAGACCATTGAATGTTCTTTCTCTGACATAGTTATTTATGTCTTGAATACCCCAGCCGCCCTTAATTGCGTCGTTAATGTCTTTGAATTTGAAATTTTTGTCATAAAGAACAACGCTAAATCCTTCGTCGATTCTCTTGATAAGCTGGTTCATCACATCAGGGTTTACTAGATAATCGTTGTCATAGCACAGGCATATGTCCCGCAAAAATAAAGAACCTCGTTCATCAATTTGCTTTTGCTTGATATAAGACAAAGCGCCGTTATGGGCTGCTCCAGCAAGCGCGACGCCGTTAACAATGAACATAGCGTCAATAGGACCCTCTAAGACATAGATAGGCCGCGTCCAATTGACGCGAAACTCGCCCCATAGTTTAGGCACACCTTCATCTAACTCGAAAGTTATGAATCTCATTCTTTTTGGAATTTCGGATTCGATGCTTCTACACTGAATATAGCTATAGCTGCCGTCGCGCCTAAAAAATGGGATTACGAGAACTGGGGAATTAGGAAACTTCTTATCTTTATAGCGTTCAATGTGAGTAGAAATATCATTCAAATTTCTAGCAGCATACAAATAATCGAACAGAATAGAAGGAATTTGTCGACTATTAGCATAGTCTAAAACGGGAACGAGATCGTTTGGAACATCACTCAGTCTATAGCAGTCTTTCAAAGGGTCTTTCGTTTTCATGACAAATTCTTTATGCCGCTGCGTTGACAATTCGCATGAAAGAGCACTTTTCTTTGAAGGCTTGCCAAATTTTTCTAATTTGTATTGAGTGAATAATCCATGATCCACTTCTTGCAAAAATCCAGGCAACCCAATACTTTTACCGCAATTATGGCATTTGAACGCCACTGTATTATCTACAGGAAAGAAATATCCTCTAGCCTTATTCTTGTGCTTTTTGCTATCGCCACAAAATGGACACCTGAAGTTATAAATACCATTACCAACATCCTTGAACATTTCGAGACGAGGACTGGCTAACATCATGTACTTGTAATCTATATGATCCATACTCGGCTATAAATACTTAATCATCCAATCAATTATAGAGGAAAGCGGTAATTATGTCAAGCAATCATCACAGAAAACCAACCCCTGATGCAATCGCCACAGTGTACGGATGGGCCAACCCAAAAACAGGCGAGTTGCTAGTTTCAAAAAGAGGCTTGCCGAATCCAGTCGAAGGGTATGTTCTGAATAGACCATATAAACCTGCAGCTGAAGTCAAGCAAGATGATGTGAAACCGACTGCGGTTGAATCAGCGCCAGCTCCTATTGAGAATGAAACAGAGCCTCAAGAAAATGATCTGCCTATCCCGAGCACACCTGAAGAGCTTGATAAATTGCTAGGAGCTGATGCGGAACAAAAAGGCCCAGGACGCCCAGCAGGCGTTAAAGACGCGGTGAAGCGAGCAAGCAGAAACTCGAAATCTAACGGCGCCAAAGAAGAAGAATAATTGATGTCAGAAAAATATGATGTCAGAGAAAGGATCGTTGAAATAGCCAAAGAAGGCTATGAGAAAAACGGATTCTTAAACGAAACAGAATTCAAGAAGGATATCTATAATCTTTTCACGATTAGAAAAATGATATCGAGATTCTTGAAGTCGGGTATAATAAATGAAAAGTTGATTCTGAATAATATAGTAATCTCAATAAACACGTTTGGCGTCGAAAAAGTCAATCACATGCTAAGAATAATTCTTTCAGATGAAGAATTTTCAGTAGCAAAAAGCATGCTCATTTTTATAGGATGCTATTGTCTTTGGGATGAAGAGATAGAATCAAATCGAATCATTGACGACATTCTAGCTGATACTGCCATCAGATTTAACCTGGAGCACAAAAATGTTTGACATAAGAACAAGCATCCTAGCAATTGTTTTCGCAGCTGCAATAAGCAGTTTAGCTTCGATGCACTACACTGCGAAATATAAAGACGGCGTCTATGAACAAAAAATTCACGAAATCGAAAAAGCGGCAAATGAAGCTATTCAAAAAGAAAAAGATAGGTCATTAAAAACCGAACATGAACTGATTGCAGCAAGAGATAATTTGGAGGTAAAAAATGCTGAAAATGAAAAAAGAGTCAAGGATTTGCTTGCTAAGTATAATTCTGCTGTCGACTCTGGCGTCAGGCTGCGCGACCCAGGGACCCGTCCAAGCTGTCAAAACGCCATGCCCGCAGATTCCGCCGCTCCCGCCAACGCTTCAAACGGATCAGGAGCCGAACTTTCTGAAGAGGCTAGCAGATTTCTTCTCGCTGAAGCTGCCCGAGCAGACGCAGTAGTAAATGAACTTAACCTATGCAAAGCATGGGTAAAAGAAGTCAAAGAAACGTTAGACAAATTCAACCAAAATCAAGATAAGCCGTAACTCATCATCCCGTCTGTCACCCGACGAATGCTGCTGTCCTGATTTCGAGTGACCATCGGAGCCGAAGCAGTATTAGCGGATCCTCCTTGCGGCGCAGGAGCGGGCGTTGGCGCTGAAGGCGCGGCAATAACAATAGGCTGAGCAGCTTTTTGCTCAGCCTTTTTAGTTTCCATAGTCTGAGCAGCAACAACATCGCTGGTATTCGCTGGCGCTGCGCCTAAATTATTCAAGTCGCCTACACTAGACGGTGTCCCAGCTGAAGCGAGTTGATTTTGATTAAGATTGCCGTCTGGGTTCCAGAGTTTTCTCTTGACTTTGCCTTTGCCTTTAGCGTCAGTATCTACAGTGCTATTAGCGGCAACTTG